GTGAGACCGATTGCACTCAAATTGCCGGGCTTCAAATCTGCTGGATCTATGTTATCTATCGCCTTTTCAAGTAGTTCCGCACCTTTGGCTGCGACTCGCGCAAGTGTGCCAGAAGCTGATCTCCTGTAAATTGCCAGTGCTGCGTTTGGATCTGACTGCTCCAGTTCGCGCCTGACTGCGATAACGGTATGATCTGACACGCTGTACTTCTGCGCTAATCCTACAACTGAGCCGCCTGCCTTTAAACCTTTGATAATCGACTCGCGCTTGTCTGGGTCTAGCTTTTCGGTGGTGTAATTGCGCGACCCTACGCCAGTTTTGAGCCGTTGCGATGGCGACTGCAAGTCAACTACGTCAAGGTTAGTCAATGTCGGGTAAGGTTAATTGATCACCTTGGTAGCAGATTTTAAGAATAAAGATAGGTCCTATGAAAAAATAGTTAAAAATAATTAAAAATAAACTTGCGTTGAACCTATCGATAGCTTTTACTCAGTGTGTAATCAAAATCATTAAACCCATGAAATATATCATTAATCACTCGGTTAAATCTAACGGTCAAATTGTTCACACAATTACTAATGAAAACGGCAAAGTCGTTGCGACACGCACAAGCGCATCAAAAACTTTTAATTATGCTTTAATTGAATGCTTTCGTTTTGATGTACTAAACAATGACAGTTTATCTTCATATATTGAGTCGGTAACTGCTGATGCACCATCGACATCACAAAATACCAGAAATTTACATATTTCTTACGCAACTGCTAAAATTCCTTCGGCCAGAGCTAAAAATTACGCAGTAGCTTATTCTTCTAACTTATAATCCAAATGACAACAAAAAATACCAATACAGTTAGATATGTACTTACGCAATCCAATGAAATTGCATACAAAATTGCGCAATCACTAGCGGCAAAAATTGAAAGCAGCTCACCAGACTTCGATGATGATATAGAAATGATGGTGGACTCTGCTCTGGAGCACATCCGAGCTAAAACGATCACCTGCATTAAGCATATGCATAAACTCAGCGACGCAGGCGACACACGCGCGCTACGCATCGATAACCACGGCAACTTTTACTTAGGAGATAAATAATAATACCATGAACTTAGAACAATTAATACAAGAAGCTAAAAAGGCCAAAGCTGCCTTAGCACAAGCGGTTTACGCAGAACAACGTAAACTTATAGAAAAAAAATTCGGTTTAGAAAGCGCAAACACTGCGCACTATGGTTGGTATAATTCTAAATTTGGTTACTGCACCAAAATTAGTAATGTAAAACATAAAGGATTACATCCTACAATATTAACTAGGATAGTCGCAGCAACATTAGAGCATGAATTTTATGATTATCCTGTAGATCCAATAGAATCATTAAAATTATAATCCCATGAACCGCAAAAAATTAACAATGTACCTATACGATATTGATGGGCCAATGCTCGAAGAATTGTACTCAATACGCGACGAGCTTAACGCAGCCCAATGCGACGGCGTTTATCACGATGTCCTCGACGCATTTATGCAGATGTGGATGGAGGCTAACGACACCGAAAACTATGAGCACCAACAATTTGTGCATCGCACACTGCGCGACGTAGGCTATTACAAATTGGCCAAGCCTGAGTTAGGCATAACTGTAATCGATCAGTACATTGACGATCTGCCTTACTATTGCGAGATGGGTCTGGTCAATTGGTTGAACGCAAAGTCTGATGCGACAAGTATCGCGCGCGCGTAGTGTTCTGCAACCACCTTTAAACCATGAAATCCATATATAACGGCTTAGTTGATCTAGCGGCGGTAATTATCATCGCGGTGCTCGTGACCGCTATGGTAGTTTTAGGTTACAAGCAAAACGAGATAGACGAAGACTGCCAATAGCCCTTTAAACGAATAGCATATAGCCCACAATCGATTATTTTTTGTTTTTGATACCAACGTAGCCATAAAGTAACAAAACTCATTTAAATCGATTCTAACCGCAATTCTAACGATATGCGGTTTTTTTGTCTTTGTTTGGTCTCTGAACGCGACTTAAGCCCGAAGGAGCTTAAAGTGTAAGCGTTCCTTTACCTTTAGGTAAGTAGCATCTAGGTACTAGCATCTTTCTGCAACCACTGTGCAACCATAAAAGGTCATTTCAACCACCCCATAGCATCCATGCTTAGCAACCATCTGTGCAACCATGTCATTTAAGGTCTTTTTTAACGTCCTGAACAGCCGTTTTGAGTTTGGCCTGCAAAGCCTCTGCCTTGTCCTCAACTGCGTCTACTTTTACGAACAAACTTTTGATTTTGTTTAGCAAATTTGCGAAGAATAATTTAATAGAGTTCATGTTGTTTCGTTAGGATTGATTATAAATTCACCAAGTATGTTTTTACGCTTGTCGCCAAATCGTTGATTATACTGCCAATATAGCCAAGTAATAAAGGTAGGCCAAACATAGATTGATGCGGGCGTGTTATTGGCAACGATAGATTTTGCATCGCAGTATCTGCCGCGTACAATCACTTTGCCGCCGTTCGGGTTGACGCAGTTGTTTAAGGTAACTCGCCTAGTCTTTGGCCGTTTGATCTGGTCGTAAATGGTCCAATCACCTAGCAGTATATCGTTAAGTGAGCAGTCGTTAAAAGTAATATCAAACGCGCCGCCTTTAATGCCTATGTCGCAGGTCTCGGCTAGGCTTAAATATGCGCTAGTTGTGCGTTTACGCCTGCCAGTATTAGTGAACTTGCAACGGTTGAACGTAATCCTGCCGCCTCTAACCTGATCGTATGCTCGGCTAGTACCATCGCTAAATGTGCAGTCATTAAACGTAATATCGAGCGGTACAATCGGCATTTCACCGTCAAAGTATGAGGTTACTTTGCATCCCCAGTGCACAAAGCCGCCGACAAAGTTGCACCGATTAAATACTAGTGGGCAGTCATCACCATTTAAGGTAGCAATTGACTGGCCATCCGTAGAATTGTCTGGCGTGTCTGGATTGAATGTGTGCGCAACATCAAATCGCGCGTCGTTTATAATTTTCATTCGTGGAATTGCTTTAAGTGGTCGTTGTATTTATTTTTCAGCATTTTGTTATCAAATTCTAGCTTATCGATACGGCGCATAAGGTCTGCGATAGTTTCCTGAATGGTCTGCTCAGGCACATAACTGCAACCCTGCCACATATACTGCGGACGCTTGAAGACTATTATCCTACGGTTACGCAGATAGTGAAATGTCTGAGTGGCCTGAGCTAGATCATAGTCGCAGGTTTCCATAATGTACGATACAACCGCAGACTGAGTAAAATCACGGTCGTGCTTGCGCGGTCGCATCTGACAGAATAGTTCACGCAGGTTCATGCTGTGTAACTTTTCTTGGGTTTAATCGGTACAAACTTGGAATACTCCCAACATATGCCTGATTCGCTGTGCTTAAGTCTGACTGATGTCGTCGGTTTTCCATCCAGACCTGTCATACCTGCACGTTTGCCTCTTTTGGTCAAGGTGAACGAAAATACTGGAAGATCCTTTTCCTCGCGCTTAAGTACCGCAACTTCTCGGCTCCAGTTCGTTAAATCTGCCGATCCTGCGCCTGCGTAGGCCATGTCGGACAATGTGCCTGCCTGCTGGTCGTTCTTGGGTTTCGGCATATGATGCAGCCATACCCAGACGCATCCTGTATCTTGAAGTACTGGATTAAGTTTATTGCGCAGAAAAGATGACATAAATTTCTGCTCGCTGATGTCGTCGCCTGCATATGATAAAAGCGGATCTACAAATATCATGTCTGCCTTGTGCTTGATAATAATCGAGCGAGCGAGGCGTATAAACTCGTCTCCAGTCTTTACGGTCTCATCGTAAAAGCGTACATTCTCGTCTAGCAGATTCATCTCTGCGTTACTTATATGCATCGCAGATACTACGCCCTTAAATGCTTCGGAAAGATCTCCTATATCATTTTCTGCCTGCACTAGAGCGATCCGTAGCGGCTTAATTGGTGTGATGCCAAAGAAATTCTTACCTAACGCAAAGGTAAGTGCCATCTGCATCGCAAAAGAACTCTTACCAATTCCAGACTGGCCTACTATGGTCAAGCTGCCGCCTTTGCATAGCCAGCGTTTACCTAAAATACTATTAGGGTCGTTGTCTGTGTCATAAGCTAACAGTTCGCTAGGCTTGTTAGGTTCTATGATCTCGTTCTGATCTCTCCAGTCGATCCATTCCTCCCAAGTATCAAATCCAATTTTAAGCGATACCAGTTTCTGCTCGGTATCTCCGCGCATGATACCAGCCAAACGGCTGAACCTGCTAGGATTTTTATTTGATTCACATGGATTATAGTCCGATAGATATTCGTAAACGGTATCTCTGCGAGATTCCCATTCCTCTTTATTTGTAGCGTCTACCTTTACCCATGCGTGGAGCGACCTGCCGCCTGAATCAATCACGCAGCTTATAGGTAGCCTGCACTCAGTGATAATGGCCAGTTGCTGATACTTGGGTAGCTCGTCAAATTCGATAAGGACGTGACGGTACGCAGACACGTTAGAATCGCTTCCATCATATCTGTCTGTATTAGTTGGGTTGATACGAATCCATGCACCCTGCGGCTTATCGCTCCACATCGAATCTGGAAACATATCAAACCACTTTCCGCGTGACATAAAAGTTCCGCTAGAAGCTGGAAACCATTTGCCGCGCTGCTCGTCGAATCGTGCGTCGGTAGTTATACAGATCCAATCGTGCTCGTTAAATACCGCATTTAAAAACGCTTTGGTAGCATCTACGCCGCTTAGATTGGACTGAGCAGGTCTGCTATCGATTCTGCGAATGATAAACTTACCTGAAGGCGACACGTTAGGCTTATTATGATCAGTGTTAGCAAGATGACCAGCAGGCTTATCATGTTCAGTTTTGATAGCTTCATTAATTTTATGGTTTAGTTCGTTGTCGCTCCAAGCAGGGCTGCATTTTAAATTATATTCTTTTAAAAGCATGGTCGCATCGGCTCGCGATAAATTAAAGCCGTGAGTCAAAGCTACGGCAACGGTGAATGTTGTATTATGGCCTCCTGCTCCTGATATGGCTGGAGGGCACTTTGCTAGATACGATCTAGCTCGGTCTAATAGTTGCATGGGTTTTAGACGTTAATTGTTAGCAGGATCTATCGGTGTAATAATATATATTTCTACGTTTGATTTAAAATGCATCAATTGATTAAATACATCACTGGTTAATATAGCCTCTTCCATACTCATCGGATATCCTGCGTTGTTCTTCATTAGTAGTAACATCGCGTCTGCTGCTTGTATTAGTAGTAAGTTTTTTTCGTTTTCGTTCACGTTTGCCCCAGTTGATAGTTTCAAAGTTATTACGAAACTGATCACTAAAGCAATTTCGTGGTGAGTCACCTTTGCCGTTCATGTTAGTTTTCGGGTTTTTTTCCTGTTACTGACCAGATATAACATAATATATATCCGATCATATCTGTTATGTTGTCATCTTTATGCTTATAAACTTCACGGCTCATTTTAAGTCCGACCATCATAAGCATTGCCTCCTCTGGAGTAATATCTTCCTTAAGTTTGTGTGCTAGTAATCCAGACCATATCTTAGAAGTTTTTATATAATCATCGCGTGGATTACCGTAAGAAGAATTACGATCACCTAAAACTATATCACTGGCTTCTTTTAAGTAGTTCATGTTGCTTTAATTCGTTACAAATATTTGAAATTGAACTTACGGATCTATTTAAGTCTTTTCCTATCGAACTCATTTTGTGTCCGCTTTTCCAAAGTTTAATTATTTCTAATTTTTCTTCTTCACTGATTGGATTGGCTGACCCTCGTGATTTCTTTTCCTGTACTTTGTTTATTGTTTTTTTACTCATGTATACTGGTTCTTCTAAGTTTTTGCAGTATTTATCAAATAAATATTCAACGGATCTCATGCAGTCGTTTGCGTAACTCATTTCTTTTTTGGTCTGCCTCCTTTTAAGCCGTTTATGCGAGACGCTGCTGATTTCTTTTCACTTTTAATACTACCTAACAGTGATGCTGGTATTATATTATTTCCGCAATGGGGACACTGCGTATAGTTTTTCATTTTTTTCATGGAAATTATTATGCTTTAATTGGAATGCATTTATTAAATATTTTATCTAAATAATCTTTAGCTTCGGTAAATGTTGCCGTGTTTGGCGATGGATGACCCATCTTTCTAATCCAGTTCACTTGCTTTGGGGTTGCTAGCTTGGAATTGCTGCGAGTAAAAAGTAGATCTAACAATTTAGATGCGTGTCCTCGGTTACGCACCCTTTGCACATCAAATCCAAAATTATTAAGAGCTTTGATCTGGCCTTCTGTAGCAGGCTGGTAGTGCCATTTCATCGTTTCGGAATAATCGGCCAACTGAGTATTGTGCAAATCTAGTGCGTAAGATATAGGATCTATTAGATTTCTACTGCGGTACTTTGATATACCTGCCTCACGCGCTAGCTTTTTGCGCAGCGATTCTTCGCGAATTTTCTGTGCGTCAATTTGCATCACCTCTAAATCTAAAGCCTCTTGCACATTGTTAATATTGGACATGATGTCCGCTACCTCGTCGCTCTCGGCTATTAAATGAGCAGGCTTAATGAGCGACAACTTACCTGTCAGCCATAGCGGATCTATAATTAATAAATGGTCTTTATTAGGCATAGGGCGAGTGCCGCGCCCGATCATTTGCGAATACAAAGCCCTACTGCGTGTAGGTCTTAAAACCATTAGGCAATCAATAGACGGCTCGTCGTAGCCTTCAGTAAGAAGCATAGAATTGCATAGAAGGTTGCAGTCACCGCTAGCGAATCGTGACAAGATCTGCTCGCGGTCGCTTGAATTACCGTCGACGTGTTCTGCTTTCCAACCGCGTAACTTGCACATTTGTGCAAATGTCTGACTAGTTTTAATTAGCGGCAAAAAAGCTAATACTTTACGCCCTGTAGCGTGCTCAGTTAATGAGTCTGCCGCAGCTTCTAAGTACGGTGCTAAAGCCTCGCCTAGATCCGCTTCGTTAAAGTCGCCTGCGATTGTTCGTACATTTGATAAATCTATATTAAGCGGTACTGACTTTACAAAAATCTTTGACAGATGCTTTTCTTTAATGAGATCTAGCAGTCCTATCTCGTATGCCACTTCGTCAAAGTAGCTGCCTAAATTCCTTTTGTCGCCACGGTCAGGC